CATTCAAAAAATGTGCAAGGATTTGCAAAGACCCCCCCTCTTTTTGAAAGAAGCTGATGAATTTTGAAAAAAATTAAAAAGATTAATTATAATTTACTTCGAGATACGATTGATAAACTCGAAGAAGATAAGAAAGCAATCTGTATGGGCTTGCTTAAAGAACTATTATTTATGAATGATACACTTGAAAAGCTAAAAGATGACATTCAAACTAATGGAGTTAAGACATTAATGTGCCAAGGTAAGTACGATATAGAAAGAACTAATCCATCGCTACAAAGTTACAATTCTTTAATTAAAAATTATACTTCTACATCAAAGCAATTATTTGATATGCTTCCTAAAGATAGCAATCCAATAGATGATTTTGATGATGATGATTTATGACATACATTGAAGAATATTATAAATGGATTGAGGCTAATCCCAAGAAAGTATGCAATAAGGTTAAAACAATTTATGCTAGATTAGTTGATGACTTGCATAAAGAAAAAGAAGTGACATTCTTTAATAAAGCAACTGGAGAAAATGAAACACATATTTATCATTTTGATGAAAAGCTAAGTCTTAGACCAATTAATTTTACTGAAAAATATTGCAAGCAATCTAAAGGACAATGGAATGGAAAGCCTTTGAAATTAGAACTTTTTCAAAAAGCGATGATGCAAGCAGCATTTGGATTTGTAGATGAAAGAGGACTCAGAAAATATAAAAAGATAATATTCTTTGTAGCAAGGAAAAATGGAAAATCAGTCTTAGATAGTGCCATAGCCAATTTTATGTTAACTAAAGATGGTGAGGGTGGTGCTGAAATATATTCAGTAGCAACTAAACGTGACCAATCTAAGATAGTGTGGGAAGAATCAAAAAAAATGATTAAGAAATCGCCCAGCTTAGCTAAAAGGATTCGATGCTTAATTGGTGGAATTTACTATGATAAAACTGAATCAAGTTTTAGAGCATTAGCATCAGATAGTAATTCACTAGATGGCTTAAATGCACATTGTGTTATAGCAGATGAAGTACACGCTTGGAAAGATAAAAATTTACTAGATGTTATGTACGATTCAATGAGTGCTAGAACACAACCTTTACTACTTGAAACTTCAACAATGGGAACTATAAGGCAGAACGTATTTGATATAGAATACGATTATGCTAGTCAAGTTATTGAAGGTACAATTCAAGATGAATCTTTATTGCCTATTATTTACGAACTAGATAATCAAGAAGAATGGTTAGATGAAGAATGCTGGTTTAAAGCTAATCCTGCATTAGGCACAATTAAATCAGTTAAAAATCTTAGAGAAAAAGTAGAAAGGGCAAAAGCTAGTCCAATAGAGTTAGTTAATCTTTTATGCAAAGACTTCAATGTAAGGCAAAATAGCATAAATGCTTGGCTAACTTTTGAAGATTTAAACAATGAAGAAATATACAACGATTGGAAAGATAGCTATTGTATTGGTGGTGCTGACTTATCAAGTACAACTGACTTAACGTGTTCAACCATTTTAGGAGTTGTTAAAGGTAAGATAAGAATTAAGCAAATGTACTTTATACCAGCTAATTTGTTAGAAAAGAAAGTTCAAGAAGATAAAATTCCATATGATAAATGGTTACAGCTTGGATGGTTAAGACTTAGTGGTGAAACTAAAATAGATTATCACGATGTAACAAATTGGTTTGTAGAACAAGTGCAACAATTTGATTTAAGACCATTATGGATTGGCTATGATAGTTGGAATGCAAATTATTGGAAACAAGAAATGGAACAATATGGTTTTGAAATGGTAGAAGTTAGACAAGGTTATAAAACTGAATCTGCACCATTAAAACAAATGAGAGCTGATTTAATTGACAAAAAAATCAATTATAACAATAATCCAATATTAAAATGGAACTTATCAAATGTAGTGGTTAAAGTAGATGATAATAAAAACATAATGTTATCTAAAAAGAAAGCAAGACAAAGAATTGATGGAGTGGCTTCACTTATGGATGCATATGTTATTTACACTAATAAGCAACAAGAATATTTGAATTTCATAAGTGAGGAGGTTTAGAATGGAAAAAAGAAGTCTATTTAGCAGAATCTTTGGTAACAATGAAAGCACTAAAGAGCCTAACAATTCAACAGAGTTTAAATTACTAGATGGAAATAAGGCTGTATTTACTCCATATAAGGGAGATTTGCAAAATGACATAGATTATATATCATGTATTGATGCAATAGCTAGAAATGGTGCTAAATTACACCCTAGACATATAAGAAATTATGCAAAAACTAATCCAGATGGTACTAAGACTGAAAAGATGGAAGATTTAAAAGATAGTATCTATAAAATAGTTGCAGAACAACCTAATGAATTGCAAAATGGTTATAAGTTCTTATACAATGTAATCTATAATTTAAAAAGATATAATGATTCTATGGTTTACGTTCAAAGAGATGAAAATCTAAAAGTAACTGGATTATACCCTTTACAATTTACTGAGGGTAAGCTTTATGAATATCAAGGTAAATTATGGGTAAAATTTAGATTTGGAAGAAGTAAAGAAAGATTTGTTTTATATGATAACTGCATACACTTAACAAGTTATACTTCTAAAGATGGATTGTTTGGTGGAAGTACGTTGCCAATAGTTAAAGCTATGTCAGTTAAACACGTTATTGATGAGGGTGTTATAAATGCAATTAAAACTACTCAATCAATACGAGGTGTTATTAAGTCAACACAAACTATACTAAAGACAGCAGATGTAAAAAAAATGCGTGACCAATTTGTAAAAGATTTTATTAATAGTGGTGATAAGTCTGGTATTGGTGGATTAGACGGTTCAACTGAATTTACTCCAATTAAATTAGAACCAGTTACTGCGACAGATTCTCAAATTAAATCAGTAGACAATAAAGTTTTGAATTATTTTGGTTTAAATGAAAACATACTTCAATCAAAGTATAGTGAAGATGAATGGAACGCATTCTATGAATCAGTTTTAGAACCAATAGCTATTCAAATGAGCTTAGAATTTTCAAATAAAATATTCACTCCAACTGAAAAGGGATTTGGAAACAAAATTCTTTTTGAATCAAATGCTTTACAATATGCAAGTAATAGTACAAAAATAGGATTAGTAAGATATGCTAACAATATAATGACTATTAATGAACAACGTGAAGTCTTTAATCTAGCACCTATTGAAGGTGGAGATGTAATAATGCAAGATGTTAATCATAACATAATGCAAGATAGTGATGAGGGAGGCAATGAAAATGAAGGAAATTAGAAAATTAGATATTCAATTTAGAGCAGAACCTACAGAAGATTCAAAAATGGAAATCAAAGGTTATGCAGCAGTTTTTAATAGTCCAGAAACATATTCTTATACAGAGATTATTGCACCAACTGCTTTTGATGATGCAGATTTAAGCGATGTAGTATTAAGATATAATCATGAAGATACATTTATGGTATTAGCAAGAACTAGAAATAATTCATTAAAATTAAATGTAGATTCAACTGGATTATTTATGAACGCAACTTTACAAGATGATATTCAACAACATAGAGATATATTTAATGCTATTAAGAGTGGATTAATAGATAAACAATCATTTGCATTTGTAGTAGATGAAGATAATTATGATTATGATACAGATACAAGAACAATAACTAAGATTGGAAAGGTTTTTGATGTATCAGTTGTAGACCAACCTTTCTATAATTCTACTGATGTAAGTGTTGCTAGAAATCAAAATGAGGAGTTCTTAGAAAAGAGAAAACAACTAAGAGAAGAACATGAAAAACAAATAGAAGAAGAACAAAGAAAAGAAGCTTTAGAAAAAGCTAAAAAAGAACTTCTAGATATTTTAGGTTAATACAAGTTAAATAAATATTGGAATGGTATTTATTTAGGATTGATGGAATATTAATCAGCTTGTTTAATAAATTGCTGGAATAGCAGTAATAGACTTTTTAAGTTTAAAGGTAGTCTTTAAAGAATAAAATAAACAGATAGGAGGCTTTTATGACAAAGCAAGAAGAAATCGAAGCTAGAAAAGCAGAGATACGAACTGAAATCGAAAAAGCTGAAAACGTAGAAAAAGTTGAAGAACTTAGAAAAGAAGTTGAAACTTTAAACGAAGAAAGCAAAATGATTGAAGAACGTAAATTAGAAGAAGAAGTTTCACGTGAAAATGAAACAAGAAGTATTCCAATGAAAGAAATAAAGAAAGAGGATGAAAAAATGAATATGGAAGAAAAAAGAAACAGCAAAGAATATATCAATGCTTATGCTGAATACTTAAAATCAAGTCTATGTGACAAATATGAAATGAATGAAGAAGCTAGAGCTTTAGTTACTACTCAAGGCTATGCAACTGGTAATAGTGCATCTGTAGCAGTTCCAGATTTTGTTGAAAATGTAGTTAAAACTGCTTGGGAAAGAGAAGAACTAGCAGGTTTAGTTAGAAGAATCTCAGTTGCAGGTAACTATAAAGTTCAATTTGAAGTATCTTCAACTGATGCACAAATTCACACTGAGGGAAATGGAAAAATCAATGAAGAAGAATTAATTCTTGGTATCGTTACATTAGTTCCTCAATCAATTAAAAAATTCATCTCTGTATCTGATGAAGTTTTAGATATGAGAGGAGAAGATTTCTTAGAATATATTTATGATGAATTAACTTATAGAATAGCTAAGAAATGTGTAGACACTTTAATTGGTAAGATTAAAGCTTTACCTCAATCATTATCTGCTAATGAAAGTGGCATTTATGACACAGTTTCAGCAGCTAAAATCACTACTGCACCAGCTTTAGGAACTATTGCAGAAGCAGTATCTAAATTAAGTGATGAAGCTAGAGATATTACAATTGTTATGAATAAAGAAACATATGCTACATTCAAAGCAGTTCAATATGCAGGTAACTATGGAATTGATATTTTTGAAGGACATAGAGTTGTATTTAATAACTCATTACCAGCTTATAATTCAGCCGACAATGGTGCAGTATATGCAATCGTTGGTGATTTTGGAGTTGGTGCTTTATTTAACTTCCCTAATGGAGAAGGAATCGACTTAAAATATGATGATAAAACAGCTATGGAATATGACTTAGTTCGTATTTTAGGTAGAGAATATGTAGGAATTGATGCAGTTGCAGATAAAGCATTTACTTTAATTGCAAAAACTGGCGAAGTTTCTGAATAATTAGAAAAGAGGTAATTAGACTATGCTAGAAGAAATTAAAAAGATTCAAGGTATAAATCACGATGAATTTGATTCAATGATTCAATCTTGGATTAATGCAGCTCAACTAGATTTAAAGAGTATTGGCATAGTCAATACTGACAATCCAGATGATTTAATTAAAACAGCTATAATAACATTTGTATTAAGTCAATTAGATGTAGTAAATGCAGAAATGTATTCTAAATCATATTTATTACTTAAAGATGAATTAAGACATACTACTGAATACAACACACTAAGTGAAGATTCGATTCTTAGCGAGGTGTCAGCTTAATGCAATATAGTGAAATCATCTATTTAGTCAATGAAGTTCTAGAAGAAGATGAAATAGGTAATGTTTCAACTTCTTCTGAAACATTGACAAAATGTTATGCTAAAAAGCAAAGCGTAAAGACTAATGAGTTTTATAATGCAACTATGGTAGGTTTAACTCCAAGTTGCGAATTTGTAATAAAAAGGCTTAACTATAATGGTGAAAACGAAATAGAGTGGAATAATACACGTTATTCAGTTATTAGAACGATAGATCCTAAAAATAAATTTGATATAGTGCTTGTATGTTCTAAAAAAATTGGAATTAATGCAACTGAAAAGAGTGTCTAATGGCTAATAGTGTATTAGATATAACAAAAATACTAAATGAATATTCAAAAGATATTCAAGATGGTATAACAGAAAAAACAATAGAAGTTGCTAAGTATGGGGCTAATAAACTTAAAAATACATCACCTAAAAAAACAGGTAAGTATAAAAAAGGTTGGAGGGTAAACACTGAAAAGAGTTTTACTTCAATTAAATGTACTATACATAACGCAACTGATTATCAACTAACTCACTTGTTAGAAAAAGAACATCTTTTAAGAAATGGTCAATTATATAGTCCTAAAAAGTCAGGAACAATTCATATTGCACCTGTAGAAGAAGAATGCATAAAAAAATATACAAGTGAAGTAGAAGAAATTATAAAAAAAGGAGGTTAACATGACTCATAAAGATTTATTTAACTTATTAAAGACAATTAATATACCAGTAGCGTATAGTCACTTTGATTCAAATAAGAATATTAATCCTCCATTTATGGTTTATAGAGAAACTTCACCAGATACGTTTAAAGCTGAAAATAAGACATATTACAAAAGTTTAAACTTTGAAATAGAATTAGTCACAGAAAAGAAAAACATAGCTCTAGAAGAACAAATAGAGGCTATTTTAAATAATAATAATATACCATACGATAAATTAGATGAAGTATGGGACAACGATGAAAAAATATATCATAATTTTTATGAATTATAGGAGGTAAAAATATGAGTGTAAATAAAGTTAAATTTGGTTTATCAAATGTAGTTTATGCACCTATAACTGATACTACAGGTTCATATACTTATGGAACACCAGTAGCTATACCAGGTGCAGTTAATCTTTCTTTAGCTGCAGAAGGTGAAACTAATGATTTCTACGCTGATAACTTAAAATACTTTAGTTCAACTGCTAATCAAGGTTATTCAGGAGATTTAGAAATAGCTATGATTCCTGACTCATTTAGAACAGATATTTTAAATGAAACAATAGATGCTAATGGTGCTTTAATAGAAAAAGCAGATGCTAAGACTATAGGATTTGCTTTAGGTTTTCAAATTGAAGGTGATAAGAAAAATAGAAGATTTTGGTTCTATAATTGTCAAACAAGTAGACCTGCTCAAAATGGTGCTACTACTGAAGCTTCTATAACACCTCAAACTGACACATTAACTATTACTGCAATGCCTAGACTAACTGACAAGAAAGTAAAAGCAATGATGGAATTAAGCGATACAAACACAAGTGCTTATAACTCATTCTTTACTAGCGTTTACGAACAAGAAGTATCTGAATAATTAATGCTACTCCTTGTGGGTAGCAAAAAAGCTATTCCCTCGGAGTAGTTTTTTTATTGCTTATAAGGAGGCGATAAAATGGCAAGCAAAAAAATTCAAGGTATTACTATAGAAATAAATGGTGATACTAAAAAACTTAATGATGCTTTAAAAGATGTAGACAAACAAGTCTATGGATTAAATAGTGATTTAAAATCATTAAATCAAGCATTAAAATTAGACCCAAAAAATACCGAGTTACTATCTCAAAAGTATGATGTCTTAAAGCGTAACATAGAAAGTACAAAAGAACGCTTAGAAACTCTAAAAACAGCTCAGCAACAAATGGGGAATTATTCTAAGTTAACTGATGATCAAAAGAAAAGTTATAATGCGTTAAGTTTAGAAATAGCTAAAACTGAGAGTGCTTTAAAAAGCTTAACTAAAGAATATAATTCATTTGGGAATGTAGCAACTCAGCAATTGAAAAAAGTAGGAGAAGATTTTCAAAAACAAGGTGATAAAATAGCTAGTGCTGGTGCATCAATGACTAAAGGAATAACTGCACCAATAACTGGAGTTATGGCTTTAGGTGTTAGCTATAATGCACAAATGGAAAAATATCAAACAGCATTAACTACTTTAGTTGGAAGTAGTGAAAAAGCTTCTAATATAATGGAACAAATAAAACAAGATGCTGCTAAAACTCCATTCGATGTAGCTGGATTAACTCAAGCTAATCAATTATTATTATCAACTGGATTAAGTGCAGAAGAATCAAGAGAAACAATTTTAGCTCTAGGTGATGCAGTTAGTGCTACAGGTGGTGGTAATGAAGAATTATCAAGAATGGCAGTGAACTTACAACAAATTAAAAATGTAGGTAAAGCAAGTGCATTAGATATTAAACAATTTGCATTGGCTGGTATTGATATATATGGATTACTTGCAAATTATTTAGGCGTTACTAAAGAAGAAGCAGCTGAAATGGAAATAACTTGGGATTCTTTAAATGGTGCTTTACTAGCAGCATCTAAAGAGGGTGGAAAGTATTTTCAAGCAATGGAAAAGCAAAGTGAAACATTTAATGGAAAACTTTCTAACTTAAAAGAATCCATTAGTGTCTTAACTGGAAATTTGGCAGAAGCTTTAATGCCAATATTAGAAAATATAATGAATAAAGTAACTGAATTTATGAATTGGTTTAATCAACTTGACCCATCATTACAAAATTTAATATCAAATATTTTGCTATTTGTTGCAGCTGTTGGACCTGTAGTAATTATTATAGGTAAAATTATATCAGGAATAGGAACAATTCTATCTATAATGCCTAATATAGTTCCAATAATAGAATTAATAAAAACTGCAACAAGTGGATTATTTGCATTAATAACATCTCATCCAATAATAGCAGTTATATCGGGTATAATTGCAGCAATAACATTATTATGGAATAATTGTGAATGGTTTAGAGATGGAGTTACTAATTTAGTTAAAGGAATATTTCAAACTATAACAAATATTTTCTCGGCTATTGGAAAAACATTTGAAAATATTGCTAAAAATGTAGGTGAAAATTTCACAAAATTTGCAAATGGTTTAATAGAGGGTGGAAAAAAAGCCTTAGAGTTTTTCGTTCAATTGCCATTTAAAGCAACTCAATGGGTAATGGATTTTATTAACAAGGTTAAAAATGCATTTGTAAATATAATATCTAATACAAATTGGGGAGAACTAGGTTCTAATATTGTTAAGGGAATCTTAAATGGCTTTGTTAACATAGGTCAATTCATTTGGAATGCAGTCACAAATGTTAAAAACGCTGTAGTAAATGGATTTAAGTCAATATTTGGAATACATTCACCTTCACGTTTAATGCGTGATGAGGTTGGTACATTTATTGGTGAGGGTGTCACTGATGGAATCGTTGAAGGCTTAGAAGATACTGAAAAAGAAGTAAATGATGCTATGAGGCAACTTGCAAGTGGAATTGAAACAAGCGTTAACCCTATTATTAATCCAACTGCAAATACTAATCCTCTTTATATTAATATTGATAAATTCTATAATAAGAGGGAACAAGATGTTCAATCATTAGCACAAGAACTAGAATATTATAGAAAAAATAGTTCACTAGCTACAGGAGGTCAATAGAATGGTTAAATGGAATAATACTGAATTAAGCACAAAAGGAATAATAGTTGAAGAAATACCAACAATAACTAAAGGTAAAAAAAGAATTAATACTTATGACATTGAAGGTAGAAATGGTGTATTAATGGTAGATAAAGGAACTTACGAATCTTTCGTAGTTTCTTTACCTTGCCACTTTAATGAAACTTACTCAATTGATGAAATTAAATCATTTTTAGATGGTTATGGAACTCTTTCTTTAGATGGTGTAAGAGAATATGAAGGAATAATAAACAATCAAATAGACTTTGAAGCAATAGAAACAAGTGGTTTCAGAAAATTTCCTATTCAAGTGTTATGTAATCCTATTTCACATACTATTCAAAGTTTTGAAAAGACAATAACTTCAACAGGTGAAAGTTTTGAAATTGATCAAACAGCTAACACTTACCCTTTAATTGAATTAAAAGGCACAGGAAATTTAACTATTACGTTTAATAATAATACATTTTATTTATATAATTTAGATTCAGCAAGAACATATTATTTAGATTGCAACGCTAAAGAATTTACTGATGATTTAGAACATAATGTTAGTAATCAAATGAGTGGCAATTTTCCTTATCTTAAACCTAATGAAAATACAATCTCATACACAGGAACTATTTCAAGTTTTAAAATAACATACAAAAAAGCTTACTTATAGGAGGTCAAAAAATGAAAATATACTCAAGTATTGAAAATGACTTTTCTAAGAATGGTTATGGTTTTTTAAGAGATTGCTTATCTGCTAATGTTAGTGAAAGTTTAAATGGAGATTATATTTTAGAGTTTGAATACCCTGTAAATGGTAAATTAAGCGAGTATTTAGTCGAAGGGAATATAGTCAAAATAAATGTAGGAAATAATAACGAACAATTATTTAGAATAGCAAGAGTTACAAAAGACTTTGATGAAATACAAGTTTACGCTTTGCATATAACATACGATTTAATTAATAATATTTTAGTTGATGTATATCCTCAGAATTTATCTTGTCAAGCTTTCGGGACATGGCTTTTAAATCATACTCAATTTACTTCACCATTTACTTTTTATAGTGATATAACAGCAAGTAAATCTGCGAGGTATGTCAGAAAGAATCCTATAGAAGCAATTTTAGGAAGTGCTGACAATTCAATGGTTAACCTTTTTGGTGGTGAACTTGAACGTGATAATTTTACTTTAAAATTTTTGTCACAAAGAGGAAATAACAATCATGTTAAATTAATAACAGGTAAGAATATAACTGAAATTCAAACTAAAATAGATATAACTACTTTATATACAAGATTAATGCCTATTGGCTTTGATGGTTTATTACTACCTGAAAAATTTGTAGATTCACCTTTAATTAATAATTACCCTACACCAAGAATAGGTAAAGTAGAATTTGATAATATTAAATATGACCCTAACTCAACTGAAGAAGGTGTATATACAAACATAGAAGATGCTTACGCAGCTTTAAGAAATGCAGCTAATGAGTTATTTACTCAAGGAATAGATAAGCCTAAAATTTCAATTAGCGTTGATTGGTTAGAACTAAGTAAAACAGAACAATATAAAAATCAATTTGCTTACTTAGAAAGAGTTAACCTAGGTGATACAATAACAGCAAATATCTTAGGCTTAGATTATACAACTAGAGTTGTTAAAACTACTTATAATGTATTAACTGATACAATAGACAAATTTGAAATAGGAACTCTAGAAAGTAACATAACTAATACTATTAATAATAATCAAAGAAAAATAGAAGAAATAAATCCAAGTTCAATTTTAGAACAAGCTTCGCAACAAGCTACAGAATTAATAACAAGTGCTATGGGTGGTTATGTATATAAAACTAATAATGAACTTTACATAATGGACACTGACAATCCAAGCACAGCACAAAAGGTTTGGCGTTGGAATATAAATGGTTTAGGTTATTCAAGTACAGGAATAAATGGACCTTATGGACTAGCAATGACTATGGATGGTGCTATAGTAGCTGATTTCATAACAACAGGTGTATTAAATACTAATGTGATTCAAGGCTATGATAGCTTGACTTTACAAGTTTCAACTAATACAAGTGATATAGCTACAATAAAAGCTGAAATTAGTGATATAGCAGATATTACAACATCAGCTAATAGTGATACTGCTTTTATTAATTCAAGTGAACTTCAAAACGTAGCAGTTAGTAATCCAATAAGAGTTGAGATTCATCCTATAAATACAAGTATAAGTTATCTTTACCCAAACTCAAGTTTATTTCCAAGTGATACAACATACTTAAAAATAAGAACTTTGAAATTCACTAATACTTCAACTAATGAAACATTTACTTATGAATTACCTACAGACCTTTTATATTATGATTCTGATAATTACGATACATTCGTTGCAGATTATGAAAATGATTTAGTAACTATAACTAAAAAATGTGGTTATAATTCGGATGGAACAATTTATTTATTAAATGAACCTGTAATTACTACATATTCATACACAGACACATTTAAACCTTATTTTGAGTTAACTCAAGGTAATTATCAGGTTGAACTAACAGGTTATAGTGAAGGTTTTATTTTTGCTAGGTTAATGGTATTAAATGCTTACACAGCTCAATATGCTACTAAGGTTGAATTAAACAATGCTATTAATATAACAACAACTGAAATATCATCATATGTAGATGCACAAATAACTGATGTTAATGGTGAATTAACTGATATTAGAGGTGACTTATCATTAAAACTTGGAAAAAATGAATATGGAACTTTAATTTCAATGTTAAATGCAAGTGCAGATGAAATAACTCTAAATGGTGGCTCTAAAATAAATTTAAACACAGTAGGAAAATTATTAATTTCATCTGGTAATTTTAGATTAGATGAATATGGAAATATTACTGCAACTAATGCTAATTTAAACAATGTTGTTATAGATGGTGGCAATGTAGAACTATATGATGATGGAACAGAAAACTCTGTTTTGGTATATAGTAATACAGGTGAACATAACGTAAGACCTTTACAAATTAATGATGATGTAAGTGGCAAATATGTTAAATTAAGTTTCCCTGATAATTTTAATGGCAGCACTACTGGAGTTTCTATTTCTCATGTTCCTTTAATTAGTTTTGAAAATGGTTCAATTCGATATAGACATGGCTACCAATATGAAAATACTACAGAAGTTTGGTTACATAGTAGTTCAGAAGATACTATTATTTATTTATGTAACGATCAAACTCAAGAAGTAATAACAAATTTAACAAAAATAAAAATTCCTCAAAGTTTTGGAAAAGTAACTTATATAGATGAAAATTATATCAATACTAATAACAATAAATTATTATCTAGCTATATTACGTTTGATTTCATTAACGCAGACAATTATTCAGCAGTAAATTCCTATGGTTTAACTATAAAAAATGATTCAGTTAGTACAAATTATTCAGGAAGTGGCTTAACTATAAATACAAGTAGTGGTAATTGTGACTTTAATTCTTATGGTATTGCATGGCGAACTCCTTATGGTAACAATTATACAGATTTTGAAGTAAATCAAACTGCAATGCTTTACAACTCACCTACATCAGAATTTTATATATGGGGTGGCTCAGGTGGTGAAGAATTAAGCTATAAAATAAATCAAACTAATGTTATAAATGCTAACTCAAGTAGAGTAAAAGTAAATAATTTAGAACAAACATCTTCTGAATTTAGAAAGAAAAACTTTGAAAAATTTGAAGATAGTGCATTAAAAATAATAAACGATATAGAAATTTATAAATATCATTTAAAAGAACAAGATGATACTGAAAAAAAGCATATAGGTTTTGTTATTGGAAATAAATATAAATATAGTAAAGAAGTAACAAGTAACGATAATGAAAATGTAGATTTGTATTCTTTTATAAGTGTTTGCTGCAAAGCAATACAAGAACAAAACAAGCTTATAGAAGAACAACGCAAAGAAATAGAAATATTAAAACAAGAAATAAAGTCAATAAAGGAGAGTGAATAATATGAGTTATATTAAAACTTCATGGCAAGATTTGCCTAATCAAACAACACCAATAAACGCTACTAACTTAAATAAAATAGAACAAGGAATATACGATGCTACTTATGTAAACGGAGTTAATGTAGGTAATAGCGTAGATAGTAATTATAAGGTAAACTTTGTACATAGTAGAAATCTATTTGATGGAGTTATTGAACAAGGAGGTTTTGATAATTCTGGCTTACCACAAGATAACGCAACAAGAGTTAGAAGTGCTAATTTCATTGCAGTAAAACCTAATACAACATACACTGTAACAGTGCCAAGCAATATGAAAGTTATTATAAATTTTTATAATGCAAGCACAAGTTCTTCAACAAGAATAGGACAAACAGATGGCTGGGTAAATGTACAAAGAACTTTTACAACACCTGCAAATACTAATTATATTAAATTACTTATAGGTAAACAAAATGATAGTAATATTACACCAAGTGAAGTAACAAATGTAATGCTAAATATAGGGGGTACAGCACTATCATACGAACCTTATATACCATCTTCTATTAATGTAGATGGCTATAAATTTACTGATACATTAAATGTAGGAACAGAAAGCTTTAATGCAGGAGTATGGATAGATACTGATATTGTTGATTTAGGAGAATTTGAACAAGGTGCAATAGGACATACTCTAGGAACTACCTTTGATAATTTGAAGGTAGCTTCTAGTACAAGAATAAGAACAAAGAATCTAGTCAAATTAGATAGCACAAAAGTATATAAAGTAAGTTTTAATAGTAAATACAATGTAGTATATCAAGTATTTGATGATGAAAACAAAAACATTGATTTTACAGGTTCAGATGTATGGAATACAAATACATTTTATATAAGTGGAGTTTCTAGTGCATGTTTTGCAATAAGAAATAATGATAATTCAAGTAATATTACACCAAGTGAATTAGGGCAAATTCAATTATCAGTAATGTCAAATCCAAATATAAAAATATATAATAATGGTTTATATGAAACAATAGATAATAAAAATATATATTCAACAGAAGAAGCTGTTATAGGTAAATGGTTCGGTAAGCCTTTATATAGAAAAGTTTTTAGTTTTAATAATCCTACAAGTGCTTCTAGTCTAGGTAGTTCAGGAATATCACCTGCTAATGTTACAAAAATAGATGCATTAGGAACACAGGCAAATGCTAACGTAGGTGGTAGAATACCTCTTGGTTATGGTGGATTTGGGGTACAAATAGATGCTAATGGTAACTTTTATTATACAAACCCAAATTATACTTTTTCAAATCTTTCAATAACAGTAGAATATATAAAAACAACAGACACAGTCACTAGAAGTTTAAATACAATAGAGCAAACAAGAAGTGTACCAACAGAATCAACTCAAGATGATGAAAGATAGATTTGAATAATAAAAGGTGCTATATGACAACAGAAGAAAGAATAGAAAAAATAGAGCAAAGAATAGAAACTCTAGAGAAACTTAATAACGATAAACAAATAGAACAAATCAAAATTAATTATGATTTAAAAGAATTGATACGTGAAGCAGTACACGAGGGCAGTGAAAAGCTACTCTCTATACTGAATGAACATAACGATAGATTAACTAAATTAGAACATCAAGAGGGTGAGAAAGCTAAGTCAATATTAAGAGCAATACTTACAACTTCGCTTGCATGGTTTATAACAGGAATATTGACTAACTTGCCTCATTTGTTTAAATAGGAGGGCATATGAAACAATTTTGGACTGATTTAAAAAGCTTTATAACAATAGCAATGGTAGGTTTATTGTATGTAATAATAATAGCTAATTTATTTGGTTTTACAATTCAAGAAAACTTACTTTTATTAGTTACTAATCTTATAACATCGGTATTCACATATTATTTTGCTAAATCAAGCACAAATAATGACAATACAGACACAAAAGACAAAAACTAATATAAATTATCAAGAAAACATAAAAACCCCTTAAAACTAAAATTTAAGGGGTAAAATAAAAAAGGAGAAAATTATGAGCAAAGTTATTTATGAAAGTGAAAAAAGAATAAAACAACATTATGGAAACAATGGACACACAGGCGTTGACTTAGGTTGGCGTGGTGGAAGTGCAGATGATGTATACGCAAACTGCACAGGTGAAGTAGTATACGTTCAAACAGGATATGTAAACAATAAAGGTGCTAAGGGTATGGAGTCATATGGCAATATGATAGACATAAGACATGAAAATGGTTATAAGACAAGATACGCACATTTAAGCGAAGTGTATGTTAAACTACATCAAAAAGTTAATTCAAGTACAAAGATTGGCTATATGGGTGACACAGGCAACGCATATGGGAAACACTTACACTATGAAGCATTTAATAATAATGGCGTTAGAATTAATCCAGAACCTTATCTAACTAAACGTATAGGTGATGAGGGTGGCTCTACAGGCTACACAGGTGATATAACTTACAAAGCATACGACAACGCTAAGGGTGAATGGTTGCCTGAAGTAGTAAATAATAAAGACTATGCAGGCAATTTAGGAAATGCTATGGGTGGTTTAAAGATTAAATGCGTAAATGGAGAAATAACATATCAAGTACACCTTAAAGATGGCACTTGGCTAGATAAAGTCAATTCTAAGACATATAATAATCAAGATGATAATTCTTATGCAGGCATATATGGAAAGCTTATAGATGGCGTTAAAATATGGTCTAGTCAAGGATACGTTACATATAGAGTACATTTACTTGGTGGAAATTGGCTTGACTTGGTAGATAGCAGAAACTCGAATGGAAGTGGTGCTGATTCATACGCAGGCATTATTGGAAAAACTATTGATGCAATAGAAATGTTTTAGTATAATATAAAAGGAACGGAAATAGCTCTATGCCGTTCCCTTTGTTAAAACCATGTGGGAGGTAAAACTCCCCTCTTTTTTTATGCTATAATCTAGACTTCATAAATATAGATATAAATTCATCTCTAGAGTGTGTCTTTTCAAATTCACGTTGATATTCTTTCTGATAATATAATTGCATATCAAAATGATTATGGAAGTCTTGGTGGCAAGAATGACACATAGGTATAACTGCACCATATAGCATAGACCTTTGTCTGAATGCCCCTGCAAATAATTCGTTCAATTCAATATTAAAAGTGCTATTACATACATAGCATTTTTTTAAATTGTCAGTTAAAATTGAATAACGATTTTTCTCTAATTTTCTTAGCTTTTCTCTTTTATATTTCATATTTAATCACATATATATTATAACATAATTTTGCTAAAAATTAAATTTAATGTAATTTTATACTTTACTTTAGTAATTTTATATGTTACTATTAAAGCATAGAAAGGAGTAACAAATGGAAAAATTAATATTAAGAGAGCTTAGAGAGAGTAAAAGAATTAAAGCAACTAAAGTTGCAGAAGCTTTAGGAATTACGAAACAATCATATTATAAATATGAAAGAGATATAGGATTAATTAAAGTAAATACAATGATAAAAATATTTGACATAATTGGTGCAACAAAAGCAGAAAGAAAATTATTTTGTAACGAAATTGCTAATTTATAGCACAAAAAAAGACACACCGAAGTGTGCCGAAGAAAAAAAGTTCTGAAAATAAGAACAATTAGATTATATCACAGGGGATTAAGAAAGGAAAGAGTAAAAATGAAATTAAACATAAAAAGAGCTAGCTTATTATTAATAGCAATGATAACAGGGACAATAGCAATAAAGAATTATATTAAAATAATTGGAATATTAATGTATGGCACTATTAATCAATTACTAGCACCTATAATATTCGTAACTATATGTACACTAACAAGTATAGTAACAATATCAAAAATAGAAGAAGATTTAGAAAATAAAATAAATAAAAGAAGTATTATTGGAAAAATAGGAACTTCAGGAAATTCAAAAGCTAAACATTTACACTATGGAAAATCAAAAAAATAAATTTTTTTTAGCTTGAATAATACCTATATAAGTATTATAATGATATCAACGTAAAGGAGGTAGAAAATGAACGAACCAATATTAGTGCTTAGAAAAAAAGCAGATAAAACTTTAAATAAAATGATTATTCCTAAAGTTTTTATAAACAAATGGGGCTATGATTTTAAAGTAAAAGTTTATGAAGACAAAATAGTATTAGAACCAATAAGAAAAGGAGAATAAAAAATGTTAGAAGAATTAAAAATATATAAAAATGTAGATGAAGTATTAGAAAAATTAAAAATAGAATTAGACGAGCTTAGTTTAGAAATAAAATGCTTACAAAGAATGTATGATAGAATGCATTTATATAAAACTTATCTAGAAAAGGTAGCTAAAAATGAAGGAAAATAAAAGATATTATTGGCTTAAATTGAAAAACACATTCTTTACTGAAAAGAGAATAAAGAAACTAAGAAAAATAGCAGGTGGAGATACTTACACTATAATCTATTTAAAGATGCAATTACTTAGTTTACAAGATGAAGGTAACCTATACTTTGAGGGTATAGAAGATACATTTGAAGAAGAAATAGCGTTACAAATAGATGAAGAAGTAGAAGATGTTAGAATGACAATAACATACTTATTAAACACAGGATTAATGAATAAAAAAGATAATTTTATTTATGAATTAGTAGAAACAAAAAACTGCATAGGTAGTGAAACAAGAAATGCAGAAAGCATGAGAAAATTAAGACAAAAAAGAGACAAAAGTGTAACTTTGTTACAAAATGTTACAAAAAGTTACACAGAGATAGAGAAAGAGAAAGAGTTAGAGATAGAGTTAGAGTTAGAACCCAACCCAACCCAATATAGTGAGGTGAAAAGATGAGCATTCAGGAATTAGTAGATATCATTCAATCAGATTATAGAACTATTTTAAGCCCTTATGATTATGAAATCATAGAAAAGTTTATACTACCTAAAAAGTACACAGAAAAGAAGTTAAAAGAAGCAATAAGCATTGCTAAAAGTCAATGTAAAGATAGCTTAAAATACTTAGTTACAATATTAAACAATATGCCTAAAGACACTATGGAAGCTTGGCAAGAAAAATTAGAAAGCGCAAAGAACGATAAATTAAGTAAAGAAGATTATGAGTACGCAGTAGACTTCTATAGAAGATATTGTGATACAGAAGAAGAGTTTAGACAAAAAATAAAGGAATTAAGAGAGGTTTAAAGATGAGCACAAAAGAAAGAGTTTTGAAATATTTAAGAACGCATAAAAAAATAACTAATTTAGATGCAATAATGTATCTAAACACATTCTCATTAAGAGAGGCTATAAGAGATTTAAGACAAGAGGGAATACAAATCTATAGTAAATGGATTTATGAAAATGGTAAAAAATGGAAGGAGTATTCACTTGAAGAGAATTGAAGTAGTAAAAGCTACAAATGATTATAGAGTTATAGAAACTATTGAAAAATTTAAAGAAGAAAGAGGAAGCTTATCAATACACGTTCTATTTAACGGAACCAGAAAAGAATGCTTTGACTATATAAAAGAAAGGAGATTAAGACTATGAGAAACTTATCAAAAAGAGAACAATACTATGAAGTAGAACAAGAATATAAGAAAAAATGTGAATGTGGGCATACTCAGTTAGTGCCTACATTCGAAGAATATGTAATATGCACTCATTGTAATAAAAAAATATTTAGAGATGATAGCAAGCAAGAACTAGCTATAGAGCAAAGAAAACGTGACGATTTTAAGCTTAAATTAAAAAAACTTATAGTTTAATGTAAACTTATGCTTTACAAAATAATATACATATTATATAATTAGTATATAAAGAAAGGAAGAAAAGAAATGAAAATAGAACTAGAACGAGGAACAATTCTAAGACTACTAAAAATAAGAAAGTTTGAAGTAACAGAAGTAGGAGATAAATTCTATATAGATGCAGATATAATTCAAACGATGGTAGAAATACTATTAGAAGAAATAGAACACCAAGAAGAAGAAATACAAAACATAGAAAACGAAAGAGACGAAAAGTACAGAACACTAACAAGCGAGGAACAATATGGATAAGATATTAGTTCTTACGCTTGCTAGCGTAATCATAATGCTAAGCTTAGCAATTTTATATTATATAAAACATTAGGAGGAAAAAAGATGAAAAAAGAAATAATTAAAGAAGATATTAAATATATCAAATACTTGATAGAAGTAAATAAGAAACTAAAGAAATTTGATACAGTAAGCGAATTAGAAAAAGAATTAAGAAAATTAGAGAAAGAGGCAAAAAAGTAATGGAAGAAGAACAAGTTTTAAAAAGAAAAGAAGTAGAAAGCACTACTTTTGAAGATTTATGGAATATAGATGTAAGTGATAAGACAGAAGAAAAGAATGGCTTAACGTATCTAAGTTGGGCGTGGGCTGTAAAAATAATGACTGATACTTACGAAGATTGGGAATATGAAATAGAACGTTTTGAAGGTAAACCATACGTATATGATGAACTAACAGGTTATATGGTATTTACTAAAGTAAGAGTAAAAGACAAGGCAAAAGAAATGTGGTTGCCAGTAATGGATTCAAACAATAAAGCAATGCTTAACCACGCATACACATATAAAACAAAAAGAGGTGAATACAAAGTAGAACCTGCTACAATGTTTGATATTAACAAAACTATAATGAGATGCTTAACTAAGAACATGGCAATGTTTGGCTTAGGATTAAAACTATACATAGGTGAAGACCTACCTGATACACCTCCAACATTAGAAGAAGCAGAAAAGTATAAGTTCACATTTGGTAAATATGAAGGTAAGACAATAAAAGAAGTTCAAGAAGAAAGAGAAAGCTATCTAGACTGGGTACTTGAAAATGGCAAAGATGAACGAGTAAAACAAATGATAGAATTAGTAACTAATAAACAAGTTGAAACAGAAGATGAAGTAAAAGAAAAAATAACCTTATGGCAAGAAGTAAGCAATCTAATAAATGAAACCGATACAGATTTAGAAGAACTATTAACTCATTATGAAGTAAAGACTAATACACAATTAACATTAGAACAATTAAAAGACTGCAAAAAGATTTTAGAAAAGAAGTTGGCTAAGTGTACGAAGTAATTGAAAAAATAAAAAGGTTTAAAGAAGAAGAACTCATAGAAGTCGGTTTAAAGCTCGTAGGGACACGAAAAGACTTACTAGGGTATTTCTTCAAAACACCCTTTAATTTAGCTAAGAACCTATTAAAAGAGTCAAAAATAGGAAATTATAAGAGCAAACGAAGTTTAACAGCAAATGCTTACTATTGGGTGTTAGTAAATCAAATAGCAAATGCAATGAGAATATCAAAAGAAGAAGAACACTATAATTTGATGAAAGACTATGGACAATGTGAGTATATAGCAATGCTAGAAAGTGTTAATCCAAATAATTATTTTGACTATTATAAAAAGATAGGAACTTATAAGAATAATAACAACACGTTTAATTCATACATAGTATATAAACCTTCACATAAGATGAATAGTAGCGAGTTTGCAATATTACTAGATGGTTGCGTTATGGAAGCTAAGAACTTAGGAATTGAAACCTTAGACGATCTAGAAATAGAAAAACTAAAAAAAGAGTATAAAGAACCTCAAATGTAAATTTATACTTTACAATTGTAATTAAAAGTTATATAATAGTTATATAAAGAAAGAAGGAAAAAAGATGAAATTAGAACTATTCAAAAGAGAATATGAAGAAATCAAAGAATACACAGGAACAGATTATGAAGCAAAGATACAAGGTAATAAAGCTTATATAGATGCTAAGTGTATAGATGAAATACTATGGGAGCTAACAAATAAATTAATGAACTTAAAACAAGAAAAAGAAGAAATAGAACAAGATATGAAAGACAATTGGACTATAAAAGGAGGTATGCTAGAGGATTAAACCTCTAGTATGCCTATAGAAAAGGGTAGAGAAATGAACACAGAACAATTAATACTTATAGAAAAGATAAGAGCTAACAAAAACGAGATAGAATATTTAAAAGCAAAACTAGAAATGGTTGAAGAAGAATATCATAATAATTTATTAAAGCTATATGATAGTGTAGACATTCTAGGAAAAGAAAAAGAAATAGCAAAAGCCGAGACAATATCAATGGAAGATTATAGAAAAAAGAAATTATTTAAAGGCAAGTTAATAGATAAGGATTAAAAGAAAGAAGAAAAATATGAAAGACAAAATTAAAGAAATACAACATTTACCTTACTTAAAAAGTGAATTAATAAGAAGAACTAAAAAGGAAATAAAAAACCTTAAAGCAGAATTAAATGAGCTTCAAGGCAGTAAGAAATTAAGAAAGGAATGATGACTTATAAATCGTGTAAATTTAATAGGGCGTGTTACTAAAGACTTAGAACTAAGAGAAAACTCAAACGGAACTAAAATAGTAAAATTTAACATAGCAATAAATAGGCAAAATGAAGGTACTGATTATCCAAGTATAATAGTATTTGGTAAGGCAGCAGAAAACCTAGCAAAATATGGATATAAAGGAATGCTAGTATCAATAGAAGGCAGAATACAAACAAGCAGTTATGAAGATAAAAACAAGCAAATGCATTATTCAACAGACGTTATAGGGGAAAGAGCACAATTCTTAAGTAAGAAAGAAACTAAAGAAGAAGTGAAAGAAGAACCTGCAGGAGACCCTTTTCAAGAGTTTGGCGATGCAATAGAAATAAATTCTAACGACCTACCATTTTAGAAAGGAATAAATATGAAAAAAAGAAAATGTATATGTATAGGTGAAAATTATTGGCAAAAGCTAATAGAAATAGCAAAAAAAGAAAATAGAAGTTTAAGTAATATGCTTGAACTTCTGATTTCAAAATATTAATAGAATAAAGGGTGAAAGAAAAATGGCAAAAAAAATATCAATATTGATAGTAACTTATATAATTGTATTTTTTATAGGTGTAATATATACAAACGTATCACATGATAAAGAACAAGAAAAATTAGAAAATAAGGTAATATACACAGTAACAATAGATGCAGAATATATAAACCTAAGAGAAGAAATAGACTTGAATAATAAGCCTATAAAAAAGGTATATAAAGGTGAAAAATATCAAGTAGTAGAATTTCACGAGGGCAACACATACGATTGGTATAAAGTGATTTATGAAGACTATAAAACAGGTTGGATTGCAAGTGGGAAAACTACACCATGGGTAATAGTAGAAAATTAGAGAAAAAAAGGAGAATAAGTATGAGAAATAAACAAACACAAGAACTATTAAACAAAGCAGTAGAGCTTAAATATGGAGATGAAATACCATTATTTAAAGGAATTTATATAATTCAAGAAAGAAAATTACATGATAGTGGTTATAGATTAATGAATGTAATAGGACATACAGATTATGATAAAGAATTAAAAGACTATAAATATTATTTAATAAGTTGTTGTAGTGATGTAATTGACTTTGAACCTGTATTTAGTAAATTATTATCAGGAAATTATGATATGTGTGATTTGCATTTAGATATAAATAAAAATGGACTAATACATATTTGGACTAATAGTGATAAAAAATTAAGTTGTAAATATGGTTTAAATTATTCTAGTTGCACTTTAGAAATAATTTAGAAAGCAAAGGAGAATAAGTATGAAAAGAGAAGATTTAGGACAATATTTCATTAAAAATGGAAAATTATATTATGCACTAGGTTATATAAATAATCCTGCTTTAGAATTAGAAAATGTAAAAACAGGCCAAAGAGAAGTAGTTGTTATAGGTAGTCTTGTTTCAAGAGAATATAGTAAATTATTTAAAATACCAGTAGAAGAAAATGGTTACAATTTAGATAAAGCAACACCTGTAGATAAGATTTATTTAAATAACAAAGGAGAGTAATAATGAGTGTAGGAGATTATGTGCGAACAAAAAGAGGAATAATAGGTAAAATAAAATTAATTGATAATCAAACTGAATTAGAAGATTTATATTTAGTTAAAAGACAATGGTATTACAAAGAAGATATTACCAAATCAAATTCAAACATAATAGAATTATTAGAGCCAATGGATTTGTTATATATTGATATTAGTCCTGATGATTGTGGTGGAATAGTAGTTCCTAGAATACCTGAAACACTAGATGAATTAGAAAAATACATTGAAAAGATTAAATCAGGTGAATACATTTTAAAATATGTTGTTACACACGAGCAATTAGAAAACAATATGTATAAAGTAGGTGAGTAATAATGAAATATGTAGTGTTAGATATAGGTTGTATTGAATGTGGAGAACAAAGTGCAATACTAGGAATATTTGATGATGAACAAAAAGCAAAAGAAGTTATGGAAAAATATGACAAAATACAAAGTAATAATTGGACTGGTCAACATTATTTTGAAATAGTGGAAGTAAAAAAAGAAAATATTGAACTTTATGATAAAAAAAGTTATTTAAAGCATCTTGAAGGTGATTATTTTGAAAGATGAAATAAAAGAAATAGAATTAGACCATTTTAATAGTATTAAAGAATTAAAACAAAATGTAGAAACTTGGATTAAAGAAGATGATATGTATTGGGAAAGATGGTTTAGTTTATATGATTTAAAATTATTATTAGATTACATAACTAATTTACAAGAAGAGTTGAAATATCAAAAACAAGCAGAACAGGAATATAATGAAAAGCATACTAAACTTATGAAAAAATATAAAGAATTACAAGAAAGAAAAGATAAAGCAATAGAATATATAAAACAATATAAAGAATTAGATTTTAGCGATTTAGATTTATTAAGCATATTAAAAAGGAAATGATAAAAGTATTTATTAAACAAATTAAAGGGGGTATAATTTAATTGGAATAGTGGAGGTACAAAATGGAAATAATTTTATTAATAATGGCAGGAATATTATTAGTAGTATTTGGAGTCATCATTTACGCTGTATGTAAAATGTCAGCAATTGAAGAAGAAATGGAAGAAAAAATGCGTGAAAGAGATGATGACTAATGCAATACGAATTATGGGCTAAGCCAAGATTCATGGGGTTTGAATATAAATTTATACGAGCATTTTATGATATAAGAGAAATGGACTCAATGATAGATACATTAGATTCATCTAAATATCAAAAGGCAATGATTTTAGAAACTGAAATAGATAAAGAGCCAATAGTAAAAATGTACGTTGAATTAGAAAAACCAAAAGAATTAAAGAAAAGGAAATAATATGAAAAAGAAACTAACTTTAGTAGAATGCAAAAATTTAATAGAGGAATTGCAAAACGAGTTAGAACTATACTTAACAAAGAAAAGAATAAACTTTTTAAAGACACAGCCAACTGGTAGCAACTATGACAAAATACTTACTTCAAAGACAAACAATATTTTTGATAGTTTTACTCATTATGCAATTAAAGATGAAGAATGCGATGAAAAAATATATAGTATTCAATTATCTATAGAAGCTTATAAAACTTATATGTTAAAAGAAATGCAACGAATGAGCAAATATGATGAAATAGGTTTAATATATTATTTACATAATGAATTAAAATACCCATGGGAAAAGATAGACAAATTACTTTATAGAGCATCTGGAGTGTCTAGAGTTAAATATGCTAGATTCAAAAAAAAAGAAAATGATAACGAATGTTACGTTTTATAGTGATATATTATTAGTGTAGGATGTTATCCTACAAGAAGCGAAAAGGAATTTAAAATGATTCCTTTTTTTATTTTATATTTTTTCCTTTGCTAGAAGCCTAGAACACGATTTAACCCCTAAAACTAGGTTTCTAGAAAAGAAAATATTTTAGGAAGTATAAAGCATATATCTGTTCCTATATATGCTTTATAGTTCTTAAAAAGGAGAATAATATGAATTATATTTATAAAATTTATGGTGATGATAGAAAAAAGGGAGTTAGATTTTTAGCGTTAAAAGAAAATGAAGAAGAAGTTAATGATTTTATTAATCAAATGGATGCAGAAATCTATTATAAAGCCATAGTAATAAAATATGATGTAGTTGATATGATACCTGAAGTAAGCATTTTAAAATATTTAAAAAATGCATTAGAATTAAAGCAAGCAGCAGAAAAAGAAAAATGGCAAAGAGAATTTAAGGCAAGAATCAAAAGGAAAACTGAAGAATTTAAAAAAAGTTGCAAAGATTAAATAATAAATGGGTGTCCCTCTTAGAGGTGGTAAAGCAAAGTGATAATATTATGATACGGGTTTATAATTCACTTAGAAAGGAAAAAATATGATAAAAACAATTAAAATAACTGGTAAAGATTTTATTATGAAATCGAGTGCATTTACTCCATTTGCTTATAAAAATTTTACAGGAAATAGTTTATTAAAAGATTTAGGAGAATTTAAAGGTTTACAATTAAAGGAAAATCAGGAAAATTTAGAAATAGCAGAAACTATAATAGATAAAATATTAAAAATAGCTTATGTAATGATTGAAGAATACGATAAGAATCAAGTTTCAAGTTATGAAGAATTTTTAAAACAATTACAAGGAAGCTTATTTGAAAAAGTTTCTTGGATTAATGAAGTAATAGAACTTGCTATAACACCCTTTTCAACAGGGAAAGTTGAAGAAAGTTAACCTTCCCAAAACTAATAGTGAAGAGGTTGATGAATTTGAAGTAGTGGCATTAGCTAAAAGACTTAATATAACATTTGATGATATGAAAGAAATGTCTTACATTAGTTTAATGAATATTTTACTTTCTTCGGTTGAAGAAACAAGTAAGAACGCTACTCAAGAAGATATAGATAGGATGTTTGGTTAATATGAAATATAGCATAGTTATTCCATCATATAATTCAAAATGGATATGTAAGTGTATTGATAGTGTATTAAATCAAACATATAAAAATTTTGAAATAATAGTAGTTGATGATATTAGTTCTGATGATACATACAATATCATTAAAAATAAATATAAAAACAATAAAAAAATTAAATTACTTCTAAATAAATCTAAAAGATTATCTGGTGGAACTAGAAACGTTGGCATAACTGAATCAACTGGAGATTATATTTTATGTATTGATTGTGATGATTGGTTAAAAGATAATCATGTTTTAGAAGATATTAATAATAAAATAACTGATGAAGATGTTATGTTTTTAGGATTTGGTTTGTTATTAAATGATAATATTGTTAACGAGGTTGTTTTAAATCCAACTGATTTAATTGAATCATTTAATATTTCTTTTCCAGCTGCGTGGTTAAAGGTAGTTAAAAGAGATATATATTTAGAATCATTATTTCCAGAAGGAACATTATTTGAAGATAGAATCCAAAATTTTGAATTAATAATGAACTCAAAGAAAATAACTTCATTAGGAAGAACTACACATATTTGGAATCGTGATAATAAAAATTCAACAACATATAATCCAAAATGGCGCTGGTATAGATTTGAATATTGTGGTGAGTTATTTAGATTAATAAATAAAACAACAAATGATGAATATAAAAAAATTTTGATTAATGATTTAAAATCTTATATGAAATCATGTAATGAGATGGTGAATAATTTATGATAGAACATTCAAACATAATATATATGCCTAATATAAGTGCTTTAGGTGGTATAGAAACATACGTTTATGAATTAGTCAAAAAATATCATAATTTAGATATAGCAGTTGTTAGTAAAAGATGTGATGCAGGTCAAGCAGAAAGAATTAGAAAATACTGCAAGTTATATATACATACTAATCAAAAAATAAAATGTGATGTAGCAATAATAAATTATGACCAATCAATAATTCCATATATAAGTGAAAATGCTAAAATATATCAAACAATACATGCCGATTATACAAATGCTATATATGATCATAAGCCAAAGCCTAATAATAGAATAACTTCATTTATAGCAATAACAGATTATCTTAAAGAAAAAATGAAAGATTATCTAGCACCTAATAAAGTAATGCTTTGCAGAAATCCTTTAACAATAGAAGAAAGCAAAACAATAGTTATTGTATCTGCAACAAGATTACATCAACATAAAGGACCTCAAAGAATTATTAAATTAGCAAAGGCTTTAGATAAAGCTAATGTAAATTATATATGGTACATAATTACAGGTGATACAAACGCTATACCTGAAAAATTAACGCCTAACATAATATTTATAAAAAATAGATTAGATATTTCTAAATGGTTGAATCAAACTGATTACGTTTGTTTATTGAGTGATAGTGAAGCTGATTCATATACATTAAAAGAAGCATTATATAGAAACATTCCTATAATAACTACTCCATTACCATATTTAGATGAAATAGGAGTTAAAGATGGAATAAATAGCTACATAGTAGAATTTGATTGTAGCAATGTAAATGAAGTAGCTAGCAAGATAAATAACATACCTAAATTTGAATATAAAAGATTAGAAGATAGATATGATAAATTATTTACTAAAAATCCAAGCTATTACGAGGAGGAAAGAAAAATGAAAGTGAAAGTTCAATGCATTCAAAACTTCTATGATTTAGAAGAAGATGAAAGAAAAGTAAGAAGTTTAGATACTCCATATGATGAACCTGAAAAACATCCTAACAGAAATGAATGGATTACTACTAAGGAAAGAGCAGAACATTTATTATCTAAAGGATTAGTTAGAATAGTAGAAACTATTAAAGAAGAAAAGAAAATAGAGAGAGCAGTCAAAAACACTAGCAATATAAAGAAGGCAATTAAGAAAACTAAATAATGAGCTATGGAATAAGAAAAGACTTCTATCATTCTAAAGCTTGGAAGCAAGTTAGAAAGAATGTATGGTTAAAGCAGCATTGTTTATGTGCTATATGTAATAAGCCTGTGTATGTTAGTGGAATAAATGACTACTTGCCAAAAGAGCAAAGAAGAACAGGAATAGTTCATCATAAAATATTTTTAAATGATTCTAATGTATACGATAAAAACATTACTCTAAATGAAGATAATCTTGAAGGTGTATGCAAAGAATGTCATGAAAACATTCATCATCCAAACGTATCACTTAGAAATGAATATGAATTTGATGATAATGGCAACTTAATTATAAAAAAATAAAATGTTTGCAAATGTTTATAACTGCTAATAAATGTTAATAACTACGAATAAAATAAAAATAAAGGTTTGGAGGGGGGCTATAGCCATTAAATCTATGCCATAGGGAAAC